TTTCCGAATTTTGTGGTTAATTGTGCAATGTTTTTCATGTTTTTTTTTTTTGTTATTGTTAAATCTGTTCCAAACTTAAGTCAATTATTTTGATCTGCAAGTGTTTTTCCCAAAAGTTTTTTTGGGTTATTTGGGTTATTTTACTTGTAAACATTGTTATTTAAGACGTTCACACAAATAAAAAAAATGAAAAAAAAATTAAAGTTTTTTGTAATAGGTATAATTAATGGCTTTCCCTATGTCATGTTTACACTTTTCTGGATCTACTTCTTTTAAACGTAATTCGGGATAGTATTTGCTTTGCATAATACGATAACATTCTTTAGACATATTCAATCTATCAAAACTTTGCAAACCGCCCTCATTCGTTCCTAGTGCTGCGTCTTGGTGTAATCCATAATATGTTAATATTTTACCATGACCATTTACTTTTAATTCTAAATACAATATTAGATCGTCATGCAATAACAAATCATTGTGAATACTATATAGGTTTGTTCTTATAATGTAATTACCCGAAAAATTGTTAGATCTAGGTTTAAATCCTGTTTTTTCACTACGCAACCAATCCATAACATTACTTACACCAATAGCCGATATTTCTGGATCATCTTTAAATTTAGCACATATTTCTAAAATTGATAAATCTGTGTGTTTTGCAATTTCATGTTTTTTAATACCTCGTTTTTTAAACGACATATCGTCATCAACTTTCCAAATTGCATCATAACCGTTTTCCTTTGCGTATTCTCTTATTTGTATTAATTGATCTATATATCCACTATCAATGCCTTGTACGGCTCCTTTTACTACCATTTCACTAGGTAGTGTCTGAATGTAATATGGATATTGACTCGGACATACAAATACACGTACATCTGCGTTTTTAATCTCTTTGATCCAATGACCCGTAGTTTTTTCTATACGGTATGGTCTATTATACGACGGTATTGCAATGAGTATTTTCATTTGTAAGGGAATTTTAATGTACGTTCACCCTCAAACAAATTTTTCTTCATGTTTGTTGCATTTTTTATATGAACACACTCACCGAATAATTCTCTTAACAATAACGTATCTCTTTTAAGATTTTCATCGTTACGATCCATGCTACAACCACCATTGCTTTTCCAATTATCTTTGGTAAAAAAAGCATACCGATTGTCTATGATCATAAAGCGGTTTTTATATACATTGTAAGCACTTATAAAATGGTCTTCACCCTCGATTAGTCTAGGATCATATTTTAGGTTATGACCTTTTAAAAAACCTGTATGACTTCCATTAAGAAAACCTGTAAATGAAAAGGGTTTCATAGGATTATATGCTACTGGTCTTCTAACATGAGTAAAACCAAACATTTTAGCACCACATTGTTTTGCAATTGATTCGTTTTGTTCAATTATTTGCAGTATCATTTCTTGATTTGTCACTTTATACGGTTCACCCTCTTCTGTATACATTTTACGTACATAATCAATATCGTCATCTAGCATAAAAACTGACTCAAAGTGATCTAAAACAAATTGTCTAGCCATTGTAATACCACGTACTTCTTGAGGTTGTGCTATAATTTCTAGGTCTTTGTTGTATTCTTTGTATTGATCTACTTCGTCATGCGGAACAACTAGAATAAACTTATCCGTTACACTTGTTTTAGTTAAGATCCTGTCTGGTCTTCCTTTACTTAAAACTACGATTTTGCTGTCCATTTCTCATATAGTTTCATAAACTCTTTTAATTTAACAATTCTACATTCACCCACTTGTTGTGATTTGTAACTTTGTTTATTCTCTAGTTCAAAAGTATTTTTTAACCACATATAGTCAATTTCATTTTCGGTAAAGATCATGACAAAATCATAATGCTCACTAAATTTTGGTGCTATTGGGTATACTGGAGTATCGGTATCAATATCTTCAAATTTTTGTTCAAAATCACTTAACAATTTAGGCAATTCGGAATCAGAAAATCCTATTTCAAATAACTTTTCACGATCTGCTAATGTTATGACTTTTTCCATGTCAAATACACCACCACTTTTGTTCCAAGTTAAATTCATTAATTTTTCTTGATCCATAGGCATATACTCATACGTTACTGGTACTTTCTTGTGTCCTAGATCTTTTGCTACACTCAATCTCTGATGACCACTAATAAGTATATTTTCTCTTCCTTTGAAAGTGTTTATTTTTAAAGGATCACGAAGTCCGTACTTTTGTACACTCTCCATTAACTCCTTTTTCTTTTTTGGTGTTATCTTCCGTGGATTATATTCGGAAGCAATAGGTACTTCAATATCTACCCAATGAATTTCTAGATCTGGTATTTTGCTCATGACATAATATTAAAATAAGGAGTTGGTGAAAAAAACATGACGTTTCATGTAGAAGATTTAACAATAACCACCAACTCCCGTTATTTTGTTTGAACACAAATATATATAAAATTTAATTCATCATATTAAAAAAACGTACTTCTTTTTTTACTTGTATCCAATATTCAATTTCATACCAATCTACCTGTTCTCTAATATTGTCATCGATCATTTCACAAGCCACTGCTTTTATTCGCCATTCACTTGCTAGAGGATTTTCATCACCTAAATTTAATTGAAGATCCAAATGGTACAATTTGTTGTACAAAAATTTAGCCATTACTTTGGGTTTCCATTTCTCACCTTGAATCATAAAATCAATATACAAAATTATTTTGGTACTAACTCTAGTTTGTTTGTTTCGGGATTAAACAACCTTTCGGTGTATCCTACAATTTTTTCATCTAGTTTCATCGGTGCAGAAATTAGGTACTTACCCTCTTCATTTGCTTGATAAACTTTGAATTTACTTTTAGTTTGTCCAAAGAATTTTAAACTTGCTTTACTAAAAAAGTATGGACTTGTTTCTCTAACGGCGTACTCAATCTCGTAAATAGTTGGTTTGCTCATGACAATTTATTTTTTATGTTCGTCTAGAAATTCATTCCACGAGATCCTGTCCTCATGGTGACATTTTTTATTCCATTCTACCCACTTTTTTTTAAGTCGATTGTATTCTGAAATTGTTTCTTTTTTGCTCATGTCTATTTATTTATATCTGTTCTCAATGTGTTCTCAATGTGTTCTCAATGTGTTCCTAATTAAGAAATTTACAAATTAGAACCGTAGAATCCCCGATGTGCTAACTCTTCATATTCTCGATCTTTTAAAGAAGCAAAGTCTTCTAAAAACAAGTATCCGCAGCCATAAACACACTTAACTTGTGTTTTTTCTTCTCCTAAATTCTGGATCTGCGGTATTTGTTGTTTAACTCGACAACAAGGGCAATCAAATTCTGCTAGTATTCCCTTACCCGATACATTGTTTTGCAATTGTTTGTTTTGGTGATCTATATTTGACTTACTCATTTTTTGTATGTTTTAACTAATTCGTATGCTATCTCTCCGTCTACAGTCCATTTACTCCCCATGTACATACTCTCTAGAATATTTGTATACTTTTTAATTTTTCCTTGATCCTGTCCTTTACAAACATAAGCGTATACTGTTTTAACTTTAAGTGAATCTACGCCGTGATCGTCTAATAGTTGTTGAAAGTTCATAACTTATAAGTTTATATCTGTTAATTGGTCATCTGCTAAAAAATCTAAACAAGATTTCATTAATCCTTTAACTTGTTGTTTAGTCAATTGAACATGATCGTTTTTTGATGTCAATTGTAAGCATTTTCCACGATCCTGACCTCCCCAAAATGATGTTAATTCTATAAAATTTGAAGACCTTAATTGTTGACCGTCAATGTTTGTTTTTTCTGTTAATCCTTTGATGTTTTTAAATGTAGTAGCCATTTTTTCTGTTTTTTAAATTGTTATCGTTAAATCTGTTTCAAACTTACAATATCTTTTTTGATTGATCCTAATTTATGTTACAAAAAAATTAATCTTTTTTTATCTACAATTACTTGATTACTAGAGTTTTAATACGTTAAACAACATTATTTTTTTTTGCGATATTTTGGATCTAGGATCATAGGTGTTGTATTTTTCCACTTGATCTGGTGATGAAGTCTTACGTGTTTTGCGTTCATCATTGCTATTTTCACACTACTAGGTTGCATCATTACACTATGAAAAGACTTAACATACGTACCACTTAAAGCATATTGGTCTGACATACCACCTTTACTACTTTGTGTATCTCCTTGACTTAAATTTATATTTGTAAAAGTGAAAAATACTTCACCTCTAGATCCTAGAGTTGTATAGGTGTTTACGTCTTCATTGATTGATCCTATAAATTTAAATCTACGATCTGTACTACATAAAAACGAGTTCATACACTTACGTTTTAGTTTGATCCCACTAAATCCCCCGATATGATCCCCACCTTGACTAAAAGCAATACTTTTAATATTAACACTTTTGTAGAATTTTAGCATGATCTCAAATACTTTGTCTAGGTTGTTAATTTTCTTTTCACCCTCTACATATCGATAACCTAGAGAATAATAGTCATCGTCAAATTGAACAAAATACTTGATTCCTAATTTTTCAGCAATATCAAAACAAGCATTTCGGGCATGAATTATAACTTTGCGATTATCAAAATTGTTTCCCTCATCTACTCGATCTGCGTACCACTTTTTATCGAATATTTCTATGTTCTCTTTACCAAAGTTTTTTACATACTGATCAATAGTTTTGTCTTCATTGTCAATTACAAAGACTACACGACCTGTATATCCTCTTGCTTTGATCAACTTCATAGTTTTTACATTATCGGGTCTACCATGAGTTAATATGAAAACTGCAAAATCATTCAGTATTGCCATATTCTTCTAGATATTGGGTACGTATTTCATCACACAAACGTACATACCCATTTTCAATTGCTTTTTCAAAATCAATAATTACTAACGCAGATCGTTCCATGAGTGATTGCATTTCAGTATTTGCATGAGCATAATAATCTGCTATTTTTTCGTAATCAAATACAATATGCCTTGCTGCTGCGTGTCTTAAGAAAAGTTTTTCTTCATCACTTACATTTGATCGATCTATTTCGGCAAATAAACGCCGTGTCTTCTCTTTTGCGTATAGTTCTAATGTATGAGGTTGTTTGTTCTTCGGTTCATACGTTGGTGACTCTATTTTAGCCGTATATTTTTTTTCCGATTTGTCTTGAAATTCACTACCAAATAAATTTACTTGTTTCATAATTTAAAATTTAATTTCATATAACATACTAAAAAAAAATTAGATCCACCAATAAATCAATGAAATGAATAAAACAATTATACAAGTCATAATTAATCTAATTATTGAGTAACCAACTTCATTACTATTTCTATACCATGTTTGAATATTTACCATGTTTAAATGTAACAACGGTAAACAAATGATTCGATCTAAAATGTATAAACTTACTAGCACTGGCATTAATATAACTCCTAGTATTCCGATTAATACGTGTTTTGTTTTGATCATATTCGTTCTATTTTTACTCGTAAAGATAAACATTTATTTTGAAAGAATTTATTGATAACGTGTGCCTTGTGATCACCACTGACTTTGGTTTTTTTTATGATCCATTTCTTTCCGTTATGTTCTTTGTAATATACGTTGTACATATATTTACCGTCATATCTCCAATTTGATCTTGCAACATCGTCTAGTATCTGTTTTAATGTTTCTGCTTTCATATCACTTAATTATGCAAATTCTTCCATAAAATACGTACTCTCATCTTCTTGCATTGTGTCGATCAATATAGTATGAATGTATATCTGCACAAGTTTAAACAATGGTAAGTGTGCTATTTCATGTAACTGAAATACAATATCTCCCGTATTGTCAAAATAATCACCATTCTTTAGGGTAATATCAAATTTAACATCGACTTCTGTAAAGGACTTATTATCGTCATACGATGTAGTTGTTTCGTTAGTTGTTTGATGCAAGTAAAACTGACCCATAAATGCTTCTTCACCATTAAATATTTCGTACTCATGTTTTGTCGATCCTCGATCTATTTTAAAAATGCTAATGTCTAGTTTATCTCTATTGTCTTTTAAACTTTGTAATATTTCTTCTGCTTTTTTCATGATCCTGTGTTTTTTAAAATTATTATTGATACTCTCTATATCCATAATTGAATATGTTTAACTCATACTCTTTTGCAAGAGTCATGATCCCAAAATGTGCTAACTCAAAATTAAAGAACTCTTGATTGTCTAGGATCTCTTTTAATCCACGTTCAATATGCCACGTTTCTCTATCTGCTTTTCTTTTGTTTTCTTGCGTTAGATAATGCAACTTGGACATTTTGTCGAATCGTAGGTTTTTCTCATCCACATCTCCGTAGAATTTAGTTGTAGGATTAACTATTGTATTATACTCACTAACTGCCTTATTAAGATCGTTTACTTGTTCTTTGTAATCCTCATATATAGCAGTATATTTCTCTACTGACTGACTTACTGTGTGTACTGAAACTTTTAATGAAGCCGAGATCTTGATCTTTTTATTCTTGACTGCTTCTTCTAATTGATCAAAGGAATTAAATAATGTTTTCATGTTTTCTTTTTTTTAATTATTGTTAAATCTGTTTCAAACTTACAAAATTTAATTTAATATAATCAAATATTTTAACCAAAAAAAATGTCACTCTACTAGAGAATGACATCTTTCCGTCCGTTATGACATGATCTTATCAACTTTTGACAAGTTATTTATTTTTTTTCAAAAATTTACCTATTTTTTCTAGAGTAGATGAATGAAGACCTTTTTTTGTGTCCCCACTATGTAAATATAACCACAACTGATTTTGATGAACACCTGCACCTTTTGCAAAAGCGTTTAATGACATCTTATGTTTTTCCATGTACTTTTCAATCAACTTACGTGTCGATTTGTTTACATTACTTAATTCTATTGGGGACATATTTAATTAATTTAAAAAGGCAAGTCACTTCTTAAGTCAGGATCTTTAAGATCTGCTTCAAATTTATCACTTAAATCTTCTAGAGATCTTATTTCGCATTTCCAACCGTCTAGTTTATTAAAAAACTTTTCTTCATTTGTTCTTTTGTCGAAATATTGTTTACCTCTTAAATTTACGTTTACGGTAACTAAATCACCCTCTTTGATCATTGAAAGTTCTTTAACTCGATCTTGAGTAAACTCTACACTTAAAAATTGTGGGTATTTGTCTTCTACTTTTACAACAACTGTTTGAGTCTTAAATGTTGCACTTATTTCTCTTACTTCGTGTAGTTTATATACTACACCCTCTACTTTTACTGATTCCATACTGCTAATTTACAATAAATTTAATAATTGGTCATAATACTTACGACATATTTCTATTCTCTCGATCATTTGCTCTATAACTTGATCATCTCTTTGTATTAAAAAACGTTTAACTCTGTTTTTATCCTCTATGTGATCAAATACGTGTTGCCCACGTACACGTTCTTCAACTTCGGCTTCAATTGTTTCCATGTCTTTATCACTATTTGAAGGAAAAGCCATTTTCTGCCATGATTCTCGCTTGATCATGTCTTCGATCATGTACTCGGGTGTATTTGTCAAACAATAAACTAATTCGCATTGATCCATACCCGATAACCACAGATAAGACATCATTTGATAATAGTATGATTTGTTTTTTAATTCACTTTGAAAATAGACTGGGTAAAATGTATTACCACTCCAACTTGATTTCACATCTCCTAAAACTGTTTTTGATAACACGTCTGGCTCACCACCAATGTAATCATTTGACAATCTAATTTTGGGTTTATCTATATCTACATCTAACCAATCATAAACACGACTTGCAAGTTTAATTGATTCGTCTTCAACAACTATACCTTTTTCAATTTGTTTTGATCCTAGTTCATCGCGTATTCCAAATACGTTATAAACTAATGCTTGTTCTATTGCGGTTTTTGCAGTTTGACCTAATGGATCACTTTTGGATCTTGAATTAGTCATTAATGCACCCATGCTACTTGCTCTAGGCATATATTCATGTACACTCATAATTTATAGTTTTGCTCCGTTTAATGCTTCTAATTGTGCTGGACTTATATCCCAATGAGTTTTTAATTCTTCAACTTGATATTGACCTGTTTTTATTCCACTAATTGCTTTTTGCAATTTTGCGTCATCTAACTTTGGTTTGTTTACAATTTTTGGTTTGTCTTTAAACTGACCTTTTGCATCTGCATCTTCATCTTCTGTAACAATTCCTAACATACCCAATAAAGCATAACGTTTATAGTATGTATTTCTAGATCCGTCGGTTTGAAACAAATTCATGCCTTTGAGAACATTACCGTTAGGCATAAGTACTGTTTCTTCAATATACTCACCCGATGTCATGTCAAAGATCATTGTTTTCAATCCATTTTCACCCGTAAGTGCCTGTGTAAACCCGATACTATGCTTTTGCATATATGGTTTAATAGTTTCAATTATCTTATGCAAGTCGGCATATTTGTACCCATATCCTTTTTTGGACTTTTTGATTGTTGGACAATCTTGTTGGAAGTTTCCCAACGCTTTTAAAATGTGTTTCATTCTTATATTTTTAACACGTTTATTATTGCAACTACGTCTTTCGCAGATTGCCTACTCATACTTTCATTTAATTTATGAGTATGTATTACTATTTCACAAAATAAACCATGATCTTCGTAATCTATTTGTGCTTGAGCAATTTCTTTGTAAGTCATATAAAAGAATCGATCATACAATTTTAAACTATTATCTAATTCGGAATTACTTACTTTCAATTCCCACATTCTAAATCTTCTTATATTACTCATATTTATTATTTACTAATTGTATGTCATTAATATTTACAAATTTTTCTTTTGAATCTACAAGATAACCTGGGATCTTCTTTGATTTTTCTAGAAGATGCTGAACACTGATTATTTCGCATGATTCAACCGATCTTTTATTTGCAAGGGTATGTATTAGATCTTTTGCAAAATGAAGAAAGTCGGCATCTGTGGTAAAGTAGTACGATAAGAAGACTACTTTGTCTAGTTTATACAATTTTGTCTTCACGATTTTACGTCTTCTATTAGGTTTAATTCTCTTGCTGCATAATTAATATGCCTTGAGGTTGTTGGTGACGTTGTTAGTGATCCAACTTTCCAATTAATTCTTTTAAACGTTTGTTGATCAAAATTAATCTCTGCTACTAAAGTATCATAAGATTTTATATAATCCTTTCCGTCTACTTTGACAATTGATAAATTTTGCTTGTGTCTTCCTAGTGTTGTTTTTTCTTGTATTTGCATGACTTTTTTTTTTATTTAATTCGTTTCATTATAAAAACTCCGTCATTCCATTTGTTGTAACCCCATGTTGCTAAATAATTCTTATTATTGAGTCCCGTTACTTCAATGGATTCACCCTCTCTTCCTATTATAGTCGATAATTGATCATAATTGAAACTGTTAAAGTTTTGTCTGATTTCTGATTTGTATAAATGCCTCATAATTTTTTTGTTATTGTTAAATCTGTTCCAAACTTAAATATTAAATTTAATATAACAAATTATAAAGCAAGTTTTTTTTCAATGATTTTTAAGCAATTTTACTAGGGACTTGTAATGATCTAACAATTCAAGGATTTCAAATTTTTCATATTTTTTTGCAATATTCCGTCGATCTTCCAATTTTACAAATTCCATAACACCAATTCTATCAATCAATTTAGCACGATATTCGATTAAATTTCCGCCTCTATACTGATTACAATGGACACACTGACCATGACAATTTAAAGGATCGAATCGCATACTAGGGTAATTACCTACACTATAATAATGACCCGCGTCATATTTTGCGTTAAATGGTTTACCACAACTGATACAACCTTTGTCATGATCCCTCAATCTCACCCAATGATTAAATACTGTTTGTAGTTCTTTTTTTAAATCACTTGAGGTTTTTAGATCTTGTTTTATTTTCTTTATTCTACGTACTTCGGTTTTCTTTTGATCTTTTTTTAGTTTGGACAATTTATCCATTGCTTCAATTGTTTTACACTCGGGATTCCAACAATATTTTTCTAATGTACTAAATCTTGTTTCAAATCGTTCCTTACAATTTTTACATTTTTTCATTTACATTGTTTACATACATTATTTTTCCATAATGTCATACCGATACATTTTCCACACCATTTCCACATATTACCATTTTTTAATTATTGCTTTGATCCTAGCATCATAATTTGAGTCTTTCAATTTTCTGCGTAAAGATCTATTATTTACCCAATCATCACAAATATCTGCACCAAGTAGTAACAACTGCAAATCATTTGATTTCATTAATTTTTTTAACACCCAAAATCTAAATTTAGTTATATGTTTTTTCATGTTTCAGTTTTAACCAACAAACTTACTAATTTTTAGATCAATATCCATAACTTGAATTCCGATTGATCCCTCACGATTCTTTGCCGTAATAAATTCACATTTATTTAAACTAGATTCACCTGTTATTAATTGATCTTCCCCATAGTATTCTGGTCTATGCAAAAAACTCACAATTGACGCATCTTGTTCAATCTCTCCCGACTCTTTAAGATCGGGTAAACTTGGTCGTTTTCCTGTACGACTAGAATCTCTAGATAATTGTGCTAATGCTATTACTGGGATCTTAAGATTTTGAGATAGTAATTTTACTCCATTTGAAATCTCCGTTACTTGCTCGTATCTACTTCTATTTGAAATAGGTATTATTTTTTGTATGTAATCAATAATGACTACATCGATTTTAAAACTTCTATTTAACTCTAAAATATCACTTGTAATAGTATTTATCGATTTACTCCCCTCAATAACTCTAATGTGATTTAAACAATCATATAGCATACTTGTATGTATATTTTCAATATCACTACTATTCATCTCTCCGTATTTGATCTTGTTTGTATCAACTTCACTTAAATACCCCATAATTCTTCTCATGACTTGTTTTTGTGACATTTCTAATGCAAAAAACAGAACATTTTTTTGTTGATTTGCAAGTTCTAGCATTGTACTAATTCCCCATGCTGTTTTTCCCATTGCTGGTCTAGCACCTACAACCATAACATCAATATCCTCTAGTAATATAACTTTATCCAAACAATTATAACCTAATTTCGTTCCTTGAAAGTTACCAACTTTTGCTTGATCATGATCTTCTAAAATATTAAACATAATATCCGTATTAGATTGAATATTTTTTTTAACACTATTAAATTCTAAATTATTGATTAGATTCTCAAACTTGGTTTTGTTTAGTTTCTCATCACGTTTCATTATCAAAAGATCATGTACTAATTTGTCTGCTTGTCTTAAAGACAATTCGTTTTCTAGATCTAGAACTAAATTATCTAAACTAACAATTTCGGTTAATCCTAAATTATTTGTCATAGCCGATAACTTCATTGCTATTTCATTTGTAAAGATTCCACGATTTTTAAATCCGTCACACATCGACAAAAGATCAATTTGCAATCCTTTTTTGATAACATCATTTGAAACTGTGTAAAGACTTTTCATAAATCCCGTAAGGTGATAGGATTCCTTTAAACGTGAAAGTATCTCTATTTGCGTATTACGGTCTGATGTAATAATTATACCATAAATTTTATCTAGACTCTTCATAGTGTTGGTACGTATTTACTTGGTTTACTACTAGAATTGTAAAACTTGTCGATCTTGTCTGGTCTACTAAAAAATTCTAACGTACAATACTTAAATTCTGTATCTATATGATATTGATCTTTTTTACAATTTTTCATACACTCAATTATCTCATCGTATGTGTAACCTAATTTTATTAATTTCTTATACTTTCTTTTTACTACGTCTGATACAACTTTTGATTTTTTATTGAAAACTTGATTAAAATCGAGTAATAAACTCTTAAAATTTATTTTAAGATCATTACCATTACCATTACCATTATCACTATCAAGGTTAATTGGGTTATCTTTGGTTTCACTTGGGTTGTTTTGGCTTTTCTTTGGTCTACCCCCTTTCAATCCATTTTTTTGGTTTCTCTTTACAATATTATCGTATTTTTCTTGATCTCTTTTAAACTGATTGTCAAAATACATAATTGCTAATTTTAACCAAAAGTGATTTTTGATCATTTTCTCACGATACTTTGCATCGAAATTTGGATCATGATAACTACGTATTGTCTTAAACAAAATTCCCGCTTGTTCATTGTCTAAATGTTCTAGGATCTCAAGACTATCTACGTATAGAATAAATGATTTTTTTTGTGTCATAGTTTACTTTTTATTATTTTATGGATTTGTTTATTTATTACTTTTTCTTTGGGTTTTGTTGGGTTTGTGTAGTGCAAACTTATCCAATATTTAGAATTTCCTAATGAGTCACTACAAATCTCTTTACCCTCTTGACAATCTTTTAATATTTGTTTAAACACTCTGTCTAGCATACTAAATTGAGTTGTACGAATACAAATATTGATCTCTTTCATTTTCACTTTACTCATTCCTTAACTTCATTAATCTGTTATAAAGGGGAACATTGAAATTCCCCTTACGTTTCCAATATGCAATTATACCGATTATGTCAGTTTTGTTGCGTTTTCTAGGTTTGGTAATAGTCTTATTCATCTTAAATTTGTTTTGCTCTTAAACGGCTTAAAATGTAAAGTCATAATATTCTTGTTTGTACCCGAATGCTATTCTCATTTTGTCGTATCTAGTATAAACTTTTGTAATTCCCTCTACTGGATCTAAAATGCGATCTCCATTTTTGTCATACTTCCATACTTTGTCATGAACATCTTGTCCGAATACGTCTATAACTCTTTGATAATCTCCCCAATGTTTACTTTTGGTATCCATAAATTTTTCTGCTTTAGGTATTATACGCAATTCTTTTGTTGCTTTGCACCAACACCCACCCATTTTTTTTCTCCAAACTAATTTAATTGGATTACCATGTAATTTTTTATACTCGTATTCTTGCGATTCCGACATACCGTTTTTGTCAATTCTTTTTGCATCGTATTGATCAATAATGCAAGACATTCCGTCCTCACTAACAGACAATACTTCGTATGCGTGTCGATCTGACCAACATAATTCCGTTGCTCCTTTTCCGACAATTGGTTCTGAATTGTTATTAGCCATAATCCAATTAACAAATGATCCCGATGTTTTAACGTGTTGTTTTTGTCTTTTTTCTGTACTCATTTTTTCTTTTTTTAAAGGTTAAAAAGGGTACTAGGTTTCCCGTTCCCCTTTGACTTCGTTTCTTAATTTGATCCTGGTCCATTAAACTCGCCCATGATCCAAACTAATTTGTCTTGAGGAGTTGCTAAATCAAATTCCTTTATTAATTCTAGGTATTGATCTGCTGCAAAATGATTCCTTTCCGCTTTTTTATGTCCTAAAGATCCACAAGCTGTCTTTCTAGCGTTCATGTAAAACTCGATAATCATTTTACGATATTTCTTATATAGAAACGCTGGGTATCTCATTTGTAAATTGAAATGCGATTTGAGGCATCTAATTTTGTCCTCTACTGATAAGCCATGTAAAATGTCATCAATTTCCACGTCTTTGAGAAGTCTGATTTCTTCTCTTTCTTTTTGCTTCATGATCGAAGCCACTTGTTCTAAAGATTTTTTCATTACTTGTTTTTTATTAGTTATTATTAAATCTGATCCAAACTTAATAAATTTAATTTGATATAAACAAATAAAAGGGAAAAAAATATTTGGGTTTTCTTGGGTTTTTAACCTAGAAACCTTGTGGGTATTAACTAAAAAAAAATTAAAAATTATTTTAGGATCTTCAAAAATCTTAACATTTTAATCAAAAATGGCTTTTGGGTTTGTACGTCTAGATCCCATTTTTTTGCTGTCTTTTCACCTTGAATATCTATGTTTTCAGTATCTAGATCAAACGACTGTGACTCTTTGTCTTTGGTAAATGTAAAGTCTACTTTTTCACTATCAATGTCAAGAATAAATTTACCATTTTCTCTAATTATCTTAACGTCTGTTTTTGCTCCGTCAATGAAGATATTTAGATCTTTACGATTTGCTTTCCTTTTCGCTTTACGTTCTTGACGTTTTTCTTTTCGTTCTTCTTTGCTCATTTTATAACTGTTTTAACATCTTAATCATACGTGGACAAGGGTATATGTCAATCTTGTCCGATCGTACTGAATTGTGCGTGTAAAGACCGTTTATACCTCTTAATGCTCTTTTAGAAACTTCCCAAAAGTCACATTCATTATAAGTTAGATCAATATTGTACCTTTCTCGCCAAAATACTAATAATTGACGTACACTTTCAATTTGCTCGTCGGTATATCTATGAAAATACTTGTGTCTTTTATATGATTCATCTAATATTGTAACTTGATCTCTAGGAACTTCTCCGTTTACGTAATTGTAGTATTTCTCTCCACGTTTAGTTAAGTACCCCCAATTACAAATTTCGACACCTATTGAATTTTTATCTAGGATCTTGTAATCTATATTGTATGAAGAAAATACTTCACGTTTAACTCCCAAGTGATATGCCCAATATTTACTTGAAAATGCTTGACATATTTCACCATTTTTAGATTTCTTTGGATCTAATCCAGAAATTACTACACAGGTTGCTACTCTACCTCTACTATCTCGATCCCAGTGTTCAATACATCGTACACCACTAGAATTACCCGCAGTATGATGCAAATAAATTTGATCTTTACTTGTAGTTTGCTTGACATATTGATCAACTTCCATACCTACAAAATTGATCTCGGATAAATTTAGTTTTTTCATTTTTTACAATTCCATTTTTTCCATATTGAATAACCTACAAATATTAGAATTAATATGCTAACTGTAGATCCACCAAAATCTGGTTTTTCCATAAATTTTTCTATGATCTCAAACTCTTTATTAAAAAGAGTTTTTTCAATTAGAATTGTATCATTTTTATAAATAGTATCAACTATAATATGATTACCATTAATTACTGTATCGCAATGCAAAGTATCATTCATTTTTTTGTCCGTTTTTTGACCAAATCAAGTACGTAATCATAAAAATCTTCAAATACAAGATCTATTTTTTCCGTTATCTCATTCGCCAACCAACCCACTACAAAGGAAATTAAAATTACTAGTTTTGGAGTTAATTCGTCATACCAAATCTCAACTACTCCTATAAGAGAATAACTTAAGACTCCTGCAACGATTACACTTGTAAATATAGCACTTAATTTTAACTTCTTTTTTACTGATTTTGCGAAAGCACCAATCATACCGATCATAATTGCAAATAAATCCGTAAATTGCTCTAGTCCTTTCATTACAATCCTGTGTTTAGAGTTAAGAAAGTTTCAAAAGTAAGTGCATTAAAAGGAGTTTTACCGTCTGTTACTATATTATTAGCAAACTCACTTGATAATATTGTAAACATTCTAGATCCATGAAAAATCTCAACAGAATTAACAACCCATACAGTACCTAATTTTGGATCTTCAATTAATTCGTAATTCAACGAAAAATTGCTAGATTTAGGTAGATAAGAGGTTGTGAATCTTGTAGGCAATCCAGAAACTTTTGGTGCTTCGTCAGTAACATTAAATTGTAAATAGTTATTAACGATTGTTATAATTATGCTAGTTCTTTGATACATTTTTTTTTGGTTTTTTTAGTTAAAAATACGTTCTGTTTCTTTTAAATTTATCAGATACTTCACAAGTCAATTGTGCTTTTCTAGATAATTTGTAATATTCTATTTCTGGAGAGTCACTTACTATTACAGGCACGTCAATATACCGATAAGAGTGATTGTGTGCATTATAATCCGAAATGTATAGTTCATTCTCCGATAACAAATATAAGTCAATTAACGGCTTAATTATACATTCTGTACTTGGATCTGTTATTATTTCATAAGTATTTAGGTTTTCACGTTGAACTCTCTTCATCTCACGATTACCATAAATAATATTATCGATCTCCGTATTTGGTTGTCTATTACCAATGTATCCATAAAATCTAAACGTATCCACAATATTTGTTCCCGTAAAATCTAAACCACTTGTTTCATGTACACCATTAAAAACAACTTTAATCCTAGCGGTTTGTAATGCGTTTTCAATAGAATATTGCATAAGATTATAAGTACCATAAATGTAAGATCCATTTACACCCGCAATTTCGTATCTAACTCTTAATTCGTAACAACCTTGTCCGTACTTTGTGAGAACTTCTGACCAATTGATTGTAATCCATATTGCATTATCTTCATTTGGAAACGAATTTAAATCAAATACAATACCCGTATCTGCTCCGTTTTTCCATAACTCAAAAAATACTGTATCTGTTGGATCACTTATTTTGATCCATGCACTTGTTACATCATTTTCAAATGAATCACCCGAATTACTTGCTAGAATCATGTATTTACAACAACAACCTTTGTCACCTCGATCTTCTTCAATAAATGGACTCGGTAATTTAATTGATTGTAAACTTCTTTTAGTTCGATCTTCAATTCCACAAGTTTTACAATCCGCAGCACTTGTATAGTTTTCCCACCCTGACAATACCGCAGTCCAATCGTCTAGAGTTCCAATAGGACATAAAATATCAAAACTCAATGTAGCAATAACAATTATACCATTTGGACCAGTCACGATCTCCCAATATCCTAGTCCATTCCAACGTATAAAATGTGCTAATCCATTTACATAAAATATAAATTGTAATCTATTACCATATATACCGCTTGTTTGTGCTACAACTGTTGTTGCAGGTATACCAGTAGATTGATTTGAAAATGTAATTTCTATACCACATTGACAATCACCAATTTCTGGAGGATTTAAACAATCTGAAACTTCAAAATAATCCAACGAATTTGCGTTCCAAATTGCTGGTGAAGATCCAATTGGCGGACATGGTGAAACAATTTTTGAATCTGCTGCACTTGGGTAAGTAGGAAAAGGAAAACCACCCAATGTACTAATCCAATTACCTTGAGCCGGATAGTAATACAAATAATAAGTATTCCCACTTGTCGGGTCTGTCCATTCGTAATATGGCTTACCATTATAAGTACCTATTGGAGTGATCTCAATTGTAACATTGACACCCGTTGTTTCTTTATATGTTATCCTTATGCAATCACACACTACGTTATGAATTTATTTGTTTCCAATAATTGTCTACATGATCGTAAAAAAATGCTACTGTGTCCCAAGCACGAATTGTTAGATCTTGGTTATTTACTAAACGAAATTGATTACCCGATGTAGACAAAGCGTCTTCATGAGTGAAAGTCAATTGATTTGCCGCATCTGAATTTTGTATACGTATTACTCTATGAAAACCAACTGCTGGAGCAACCATTCCTGTTACCTTTAAACCACTAGATGTAGTTAATAGTCGAATGTAGTTAAGATCATTAAAACTCGGTACAGTACTACCAAAATTGTTTATATCTCCACTAATTGCAAAACTTGTAATCTCTTTTATTTGATCGTTACCAATTGCATTTGATTTGTCAAACGCATCGTCATTAATACCCGTTGGATCATAAACAGAAGAGTCCATATCACCATACACTATCGGTGTAACCCAACTTAATATTCCAGCACCATTTGTTTCAAGTATTTGACCCGAAGATCCGTCTGAAAATGGAAAGGTATAACTTACGTTAATTGTACCTGCTAAAATACCCGCTTTAATATATGATCCTTTGATTTTTGCCGTTTGATAAGAACTACCGTCCCAATAGTCAATGTCATAATAATCGTCATCACCAAACGTGAATCTTTCTAGTACGTAATTGTGTATTTGTATACTCATTATGCTAATTGTTTGTTTACATTATTTGTCGTTTCTTTTTGCACGTTATTTGTTGTAGATTTTAACGACAAAGCACTATCACTACAACCTTTAATTTTTGATGTTATTTTACAACCATTATCTAGATTTAAAAAATTAGGGTTTAAAAATGCTTCTAGTCTTGCTACATCTGGAGTCGGATATGAAATGGTTATTTTACTACCAATAATTGCTGTTAATGGATTAACTGCATTTGTACGATCTATAACACTAGATAAAATGAATCTAGGGTTTGATTCCGTTGGCTCTATTGTAATCTGTCCCCAAACTGAATTTTGATCCCAAGATCCACTACCTACTAAAGTATGATCACATACAATACGATTTGTTTCATCTTCAATAATAACTTGTACTTCTTGACCCGTTGTTTCTCTATATATTTTTATACTCTGTGTAATATTTGGGTTACTATCATAATCGGCAATATTAAAAGGTACTCTTTTAAATTGTGTTACGTCTTGAGCAGTTACACCAATTTTTACAAAAACACCCCATATTCCAGTATTGTCAAACGGAACCCAATTTTTAACTTGATTGTTTGGGAAGAAATCTGTACTTGCGTTGGTTTGTGCAATCCAATATCTCCAATTGTTTATAAACGGATAGTACAAATTAACTCCATACGTTAATGGAGTATCTAGTGTTGGATTTAATGAAATAACACAATCTCTTTTTTCACTTGTACTAGGCAATTGTATGTTTATTGGAGTAGAATTATTTAACAATATAACTCCGTCATTATTACTTGGTATTGGAGTTAAATTAAAAAATGCTTGTTGCAAAATAAACTCTTCATTTGTACTTTGATTATAAGCCACAATTTGTGCATAAAGAGATTGATAGGGTTTGTTTTTTGACAACTGAAAGTTACAACCAAATCCAATATCATCTTCCGTATTTGAATCATACTGAATTGTGTTACCCAATATAACCATAGTGTTTTGACCATGATCTAGAAAATCTTGTTGATCTAAAACTAAATTTTCAAACTCTGGTAAAACAATTGAAACTTGTTTGTTAAAAATAACACAATTTATTTCGTCAATTTTAACCCACAGGATCATATTTCTGTCCCCTTGATCATTGTTATTCATGAAAGTAATAAACTCGGGATTCGGACTAAAAGTTACATCAGCGGTTAATTCATTACCAACAATAGATAAGTTTGATAATTCTAGATCATAATTTGCACCGTCAGGATTTGTTGCACTTGTATTTGGTCCAGAAATATTATAAGAATATGCTACCATACTCAAGTCCATTTGACTTTGAGGTTTGTTTTTATGATATGCGTCACTTAAGGATTTAAAAGATCCACCTAAAGCAATAGCATTTGGTGTTGTTAAAAGAGCATCACTTTGTATTTTTATTGTTTTAGTTGTTGCTTGGGTATAGTCTAGTTCATCGATGTCTTGCACCATTGTAAACGTCTGTGTACCAACATTATATGGCTCATCGAATCTACCAGTATTACAATCCATTAAATACGTTTGATCTCTTGTATTTGTAACGTCACCTATGTTACGACCATAGTTAACAGATAATGCTAAATTTATACAATCACCTAAAGTGAATAGATCTTGTCTATAAAAACCACTAATAACAAATTCAATCTCCAATAAATAATACCGAATAGTAGATGACTCTGTTCCAACTTCTGTTGAAGTAATATCGGTAATTTTATTTGACAAAATATACATACCCGATTGATTACTAGAGGGTACTCCGTCATAAAATTGCGTTGTTACCATATTACCTACATCTCCATAACTAAATCTAGATACTTCAGAATCAATGATCGAATTACGACTACCACCTGATTGAAAAGGAACAAAATTTAGATACGTAAATAATTGAGAATATTGCTGTCTTGATCCACTACTATTTTGATAGTCCGTAGTTACTGCAATAATGTCCGTTGTAACATCAAATGTAGGTAATGTAGCACTATACGTAATTGAATCATTTGTAATACCTAAAATTATCAAATTTGTCGATGTTATTACTCCTGTTGTCGTATTTTGTACGGTCATAAGAACATTGTCATTAATTCTAAAACCCTCTTGCAAAGGATCTCTAGGATAAACTAATGTATTTTGACCACCAATTTGAATGTGAGAAGACGGTTCAAACGAAAAACTTGTTATTGAAATTACAGCACGTAATTTAAACCTACCAATAAAACGATCTCCCGTATTACCTTTTAAATCTGGGTAAATATCAAACGTGGGTGTTTGAAGATCTTGAAATTCTTTATTTACTAAACCTATCGGCATACTTCTTTTGTAGTTTCATTGCTTCTTCAAAGTTACCATTTTTCACTGCATTTATCACATTAACAATATCTTTTTTTGCATCTACCCCCTCATCACTAGGTTTGTCAGCCATGTCTTTTTGCAAATCCATACTTAATTTTTGTAGATTTTTTCTTACGTTTTTTAGATCAACTTTTAATTGATCGAGTATTTGATTATTCATTTATTACGATATTTGTTACTTTTCCTTGAGCATAATTACTAGGTTTTTTGTACGACACGTTTGCAAAACCTTTCTCATCTATATATTCTAGTCTTAAGATCTCACAAATTTGACCGTCTATTTCTGCATAATTATTGTCTAATAGATTAACAAAGTCTTGTGATCTTATTCTAATACGAGCATTTTCCCGTATCTCATACGAATTTAACGTTATTTGATTTATGTAATGGTATTTGTCCCACAACGTCTTTGCGGACAAGTAATCGTACCAATCGGTCGGTTGTCGATCATTAACTAAATACAAAACTTTTGTTGTACCAAAAAATTGACTACCAATTTGTAACATACCAATTCGACTTGTTACAGTACCAGAAAAATCAGTACCATTACCAAACGTGAGTATGGCGGTAAGTAGATCAATAATAGTAAAAACTCCAAACACTATTTTTTCTGCATAAGATAATTCCGTTTTTCTAGATCCTAATGCTAAAGATATATTTACTTCTTGTAAAGATTTTATTGATACTAAATCTTCATTGATAAAATTAATTGATTCTGTACTAAATTCGGCATCATTATATTCGTAAATTTTGTCGCTTGTATGCAAGTCTGTATAATCGATTTGATAGTGCATATAATACCTTTTCCAAACTTCTTCTGTATTGTACCTAAAAGCATCACTTCTATCACTTTGCAAAACTAACGCTGGAAGTATCTCCATGTTCACTAGATTTTCCCAATAATCTCTACGTTCAAATTCAACAACATTATTTGATATGCGAGTACGAGCATTAAACATTACTTCCATTTGTTCAAATAAAGACCAAACGGTAGGTATTGAATCACTACCACCAGGCAAACCTGTACTCCACACGTTATTGAGTAAACTAGGTACTAGGTTTTCAAATATACTTTTTCCCTCTTTTAACAATGGTACAGGCAATATAGTTATACCACTAATCTCATCTAATAATGTACTTTGAAAAGTATACCCAAATTCTTGACAACTAACTTCCATTAATTCAATCACCTTACAACCTTTGAGATACTGAACTGGCGGATAAATGATCTCAATTAATCTATTCAATAATTCTATAATTAACAAATACAATGCCGCTATATAAATAAGACGAGCCGCTAACTTAATAGCCGATGCAATTACATCACTAGGATCTAAACCAATTGCATCTTGGAATTCTGCTATTGCAAATTGAAGATCTTGTATTGCTTCGGCAAAAGTTTTGTACAAACTAAATAATGTAATTGCTGTTGTAAATGCTAACTCCGCTTGGTTATCTTTTACTATCAAATATGGTACATCAATTGTATTAAATTGAACACCTTTAGTCAACAATAATTCAAAACTTGTTCCTACTGCTTTATCATAGAAGTTATCCCAGTTTTTTCTTTGCTTAATTGTAACTTCAACTTCATGGTCTTTCCACAATACGTTATCTAGGAGATCTATATAATACTCTAAAGTTACATTGTAACTTAATTCTATTCGATATGGAATACCCTCAAATACACCCTGTGTATCAACATGATTTTTTACAAGATCGTATGCTTCTCTAGTTAATACGATAGTATCTGTATTTAACTTTAAAATTTCTGGATCACCAGTAAAGTCACTAACAAGTCCAATGTCATTAATATTACGTGGTGATACTTCTATTCCATTAATAAAATGTTTCATTTTCTTACTTTGAATTTATTATACGTTAATGTGTTACCAACTTTTCTAGTTTTAACAATCTCCATTAAACTACTCGTTATTTCACCCAATTCAATATTTGTCTCGGGTTTATTTTTAACCACTTGGGTTAATTCGGTAATTTTGTTAGTCAAATTGTGCATACTATGGTTTGCAATAAGATCTTGATTAATCATATTACCCGATACATTTTTATTGATCTTGTAATCCATTGCTAAATTACTCAATTCTCGGTTTGTAATACCCGATAATTTTTGATTAAGGTGTTTGGGTATAACTCTTTCGTTCGGGTGTAATACGGCATGAAATCCACCTTTCCCGTCAATTCCACGACCATTGATCCCTGTATCTTCTGTCCCCTCAAGAAATGTAGGCAACGAATTTACAAATGTTTGTAATAAAGTTATGTCTGCAATTGTATCCGACAAAGCGTTTGTACTACCAGATGCTAACTTTTGATTATACGTTTGATATGCAGAAGATGCTAACTGAATTTGTGCTTGGAATCGTTCTTGTTTTAACTTACGTTTATTTGCTTCATTAATGATCTTTTGTTGTTCCGCTAGAGATTGTTCCGCATTGATGTTACCCTCCGCTGCTAGAGTCTTAAGGTAATCAAATTGCTTTTGTGCCGCGTCAATTTCTTTGTTAATTTGATCAATTTTACGTTGTGATTGTTTAATGAAATAATCTGTAGCCAATTGGACTATTTGATTAATCTCATTGTATTTTTCTTTGTACTTGTCTGCAATACCCGATAAAAAGTCTTCTTCTGCACCCTCTAGTTCCTCCATGTAACCCGTAAATGATTCAACTTGATCTTCTTTTGCTTCTAATTTTGCATTTTCACCCTCTTCAAAAATAATTAATTGTTCAGATGCTAAATCCTTTGCTCTTTTTATTTCGTCATCTTCTAGGTTTTTACGTTGGGTATCATAAAAATCTTCAACATCTTTAACTGCTAATCCTTTCTTTTTTGCTTCGGCTATTTTCCTTGTCCGTTCTTCGGTTAACTGCGTTGATCTTATTGCTTTTGCTCTATCGTATTGATCTTGTTCTGCTTGTTGTTCATACGCAACTCTTTGATCAATATTTGCTACTGTCATGTCATACTTTTCATCTAGTAAAGTGTTCAAATTTGTAGCATCAAAATCACCCGTTTCTTGTGCAATTTTTAATTGAGCATTAAACTCTGTATCAATTTCTTTGTCCTTTTGTATAATTGCCCGATCTTGTTCGATCTCTAATAACTCTTGTAAAAGTTCTTTTTGCCTTGACAAATACCTATTTTTTTCTTTTAGTAATACGTTTTGTACTCTACTTACCTTATTATTTTTCTTTTTTTGATCTGTTGCCTTTGTTTCTGCGGCTAATGCTTCTTGGTATAATAACCAATACTCTTCAACCATTTCGTTATATGTAATTTGCTCATCTTGAAGACTTGCTAATTCACCTTGTAAAGTATTTAATGCCGCTCTCTCACCAGCAACTTGTGCTTTTACTCCAAACAAATCTGCTGTTGCTTCATCAGTAGCACCAAACGTAAGATGTATTTCTTGCTCATTATAAATTTTTTGAAAATGATCTTGTAATTGAGTGGCTATGCTCAAATCTGATTGTGCAAATGGTATTAATTCATTTTTAAGTTTTTCGATTCGATCCTTAACAGGTAATGCCCCTGGTCCACTTCCACTTTTCAAATTATCTCTCATTCTTACAACAATTTTAAACTTCTCGTTCATTGCCGCAATTTCTAGTTTTCTCTCTTCATCGGCATCTTTTGCTGCCAATTTTTGTGTACGTAAAGTTTTCTCTACTATTTTAAATTTGTCTTCTAAAAGTTGGTTGTTTAATTTAAGTCTTGCCGCGTTTGCATTTGCTAAATTTTTAGCACTAATCTCTGCCATTTCCATAGCCATATTTCTTGACTCTTCTTCTAGTCTTGCCGCCTTTGCCCCAGACGCAACGTCATACCAAGCCGTAGCCAACTCGGTTATAGCCATGATAATTGCAAATATTGCGATACTTGCAAATGCTTTACCAAATCCTTTAACTGCAGCACTTGCTTGTTTTGTCCCTCTAGCCAATTTTATTTGCTCTAGTCTATATGCTCTAGTCATGGGTATTTGAGCCGCCATTTGTTTTCCTAATGAACTAAAATCGGTATTGTAAAGTCTTTGAGCAACACGTAAAAGCATAAGAGTAGTTTTGTAAACTACAAATGCCCTAATTAGTTTACCTATCGTATTCATGATCAATTCAAGATTTTCACCTAAAAATGCTAATGAAGTTTTTAACCCCTCACTAGCCATTATGCTATCACCCATTGAAAGTATAAACCCGTCCCATGCACTTGATAATAGAGTCAATTTACCTTGAACACTATCAAGTCTTTTGTCTGCCATTGCTTGTAACTCGTCATTTACATCGGTAATACTATCTCTAAAATCAACAAGTGTGTCTGCCCCTTGTAAAAACGTTCCAAATGCCGCAACAGAACGTCTGTCCGTTAGTTCTAATGCTTTGTTAAGGTCTATTCCCTTATCAACTAATTCCTGAAGTCCCTCGGCTAAATCGTCTGCACTTTTAATTGGTCTACCTAATTCTTGTGCTAGATCTCCATTTGCATCTGCAAGTTTCAATAGAATATTTCTTGTTGCCGTAGCCGCACTACTCGCATCAAAACCAGCCGTTGCTAATTGACCTAGTAAAGCCGTAGTATCCTCAATAGAAAATCCAAATTGTTTTGCGACTGGTGCAATTTTTGAGAAACTTGATTCGTATGCCGCAAAGTCTAACCCAGATTTTGTTGTTGCAACACCTAAAACAGAAACTACTCGTTCCATTTCTGACGCTTCTAATCCAAAACCCCTTAATGCACTACCCGCTACCTTTGCTGCTGCTGGAATATCTGCTCCCGTTGCTGCTGCAAAATTGGCTACCGCTTTTGTAGATCGATCAATTTCTTGAGTTGTAAAACCCAACTTGGCCAGTTCGATCTGCATATTGGTTATTTCTATTGCCGTAAATTGGGTTGTTGCTCCGAGTTTTTTTGCTTGTTCATTTAAACCTTTAAGTTCCTCTTTGCTCTTACCTGATATTGCTGCAAGATCTGCTACTGCTTGATCAAAATTTACAATTGTACCCGCTACATTTCTTACAATACCTGCAAGTCCAAATGCTATACCAAGTGATCCTAAAGCCATTTGTAACTTACCTAGACCAGCCCTATAATTACCTACATTTCTAAAATTATCACCTACTCTTTTGTCTAATTTCTTAAGTTGATTATCACCTTTCCTTGCTGCGTTAGTAACTTGATCGTATGTTTTAGATAACTTTCTATATTCTGCACTATTTTTTTTTCCTGATTGCTCAAGATGTAACATTTCCGCACCTAATTTTTTACTTTCATTCTTAAGATCTCTAGTATTTTTTACTAATTTTTTATATGCGTTTGACTCGTCTTCTATTAGTTTTTTACTCTTTAATTGTTGCTTTGCAAGTCTTTCATTTTCCTGTGCTTGTTTTCTCTTTAAATTTATAGCGGTTTCTTGAGTTCTATTTGCCTTTTGTTTAGTTATCTCGGCTTGTTGTAATGCTTTTTGTCTTTGTTGTTCGGCAACTGCGGCAGACTTTTGAGTTTTCTCAAATTCTTGCGTTAGTTTTAATGCTTCTTTTGTGTTTTTAGTAAACTTTGCAATTTCTTTACTCGAATCAAATTTTGCACCACCTACTGATTCCTTTAAAACGGTTGCAGTTTGCTTCATTTCTTCTTGCAATGAGTTCATCTTTGTAATAGTCTTATCTGCACTATCTCTAATACCTGCAAAAATGTCGATCTCGGTAAATAGATCTTGAGGACTTATTTTTTTAGCCATTTTTTCTATGTTTTGTTTCTTTTATTTTGTCACTTTCAGTTTGTATTCCTTTAAGCAAATCTAAATACTGACGAGTAGTAATTTGGTCTAGATCAAGATAACTACCAATCCACTTACTCAAATGTACCATACTTTGTTGTATAGTCATATTGGATTGGTTTTTATTTGTAGCCAATATATCCAATAATTTCTGCATTTGTATTTCACTTTTAGTTAATTGTACTCGATCTCCCGTTATAATATAATCGCATTGTAACAAAGCAATTTTTTTCATGAGATCTAGAGTTTTGTTGTATATTTTCCCTAAACCCATTTCTTGAATGTACGATGTATACATTATATGATACGATTCCATGTCGTACTTTTCGTTTCCTATTGATAAATCCCGTCTCATGTACGTATAGTTCCCGTTATGGATCTCAATCCAACTACGTAAGGGTAATGTATCAATATTTAGGTAGTATCTCTTTAATGGCTTTCCTATAAGCAAACGTAAGTTTTTGAGCCAGTTTTGTTTTATTCTCATCTGTTAAACCTAAAATTTTATCTTTTTTAATGTCATTATCTCTCCACCAATTTTCACTCTCCATTTTTACTGTATCTGCATCAATTAATAGAGTACCAAAACCTACGGTAATTAACATTGATCGATAAAAATCACCACTATCAAATAACGTATAATGTTCACCTGCAACTTTTTCTGGATTAATCATTTGGGTAAATTGACTATAAGTTCCTATTACATCATTGTCTTCATTAACACCCTCTTTAAATAATTGATCTTGTTGTATCCAAAACAATATTTGATTTTGCAAAACTTTATCTTGAAACACGATATACCAAATACGTTTGTAGTCTAGAAGAAGTTTAGTTCTTTGCAACAACAATCCTAAATTTGTATCTATTAATCCTACTGACATATTTTCTTACAAAAAAGGGGACTCCAAAGAATCCCCTTATTACTATCTATTGATATTAACCTACAAATTTGTACGATCCAGAAAAACCGTCTTTATCCATTGATAAAACATAATTGTCACCAACGTTAAAAGCATAATTCAAGGTATAGTTACCGTCTAGAGGTACGTTTTCTTGACCACCTGTGATCGTAACAACTGCTCCATTTTCAGTCAATTTGAAATCTCCTGGAACACCACCTTTAAATACAAGAGCATTAACTGCAGTACCATAATCAAATTGAGCATCAAACGTAATGTCTGCGGCTGTTTGAACAACATTAGCAAAATTAACATCAATTAACCCCTCAAGATCATTGAAATTAATACCTGCTTCATCTGGTTGGATCATGTACATTGTTGACTCATCAAATAATCTGTTAAAGTCAAAACCTAACATAATTTTTTGAACAGTCGAATCCGTTGCAAAATTAAACTTCGGATCCCAAGATTCATTATCAACTGGAATAGGGTACAATTTGTCACCTACTTTTGATCCTACTAAATTACCTACAACATCAACGATGTATATACCAAATTCTACACAACGTCCAGCGTTCATTTTTCCTAGTAATGTAGGTGTTGAATCGTCACCCCATAACTCACCTGCAAATGATCTTTTCCCTTGTCGTAAAAAAGCCATTCTACCACTATTTGCTTCCTCAAATTGTGAGTCCGCTTTTGGAAGTTCAACATTTTCAAAACTAGGTAATGGAAACCACCTTTTTGATGCATCTGTTTGATTAACAAGTGTACTCCACACTGGAAGTGTTGTACTTGTATCAATATAATTTTCTGTACCGTCATTTGCTTTTAAATTGACCATAATCAATTTAGAAGTTACACTCTGAATCGGCACGCAATTCGGCCGTCCTGTGTTCGACAGACCTGCTTCGCAATTACAACCTAAAGCCATATTTTCTATTTTTTAATTTTTTTATTTATTCGTTCTTTTGGTTATATCTGGTTACCACCCGAAATTAAACACAGCAATTACCTTTGTATTTACTTAATGTCAATCTCAATTCGACACCACTCAAGTTAGCATCTAAAATGTTTTGAAAAGATCCACCTGCGTCTTCTGTCCCAAACCTTGTAAAGTTTTTAATTTCATACTCCTCAAGTGTTTCAAAACTCCGATCTTGTTCTATGATCTCGATAAATTCTTCGGCTAATTTGGTCATGGGTTGTACAACATTTTGCGTATGATCCTTTGTATAGTAATTCACCACATTGGTTTCATCTAAAAAGAATATTCGTAATGCTGATTCCCACTCTTTTGTATTACTTCTTCCGAATACTTTGTAATCAATATCATGTAACAACCATATTATTGGTGTTTTCGATGCTAGTTTTGGTGTACTTATAGTCCACTCTCGATTTGCTGCAATTCTAGTACCCCCTAAAAAATAAGGAGTTTGAATGTAGAATGTACCAGACAATCCCGTTTGATCTAGGATTGTAAGCCACTCATCTGTTTCTACTTCTTCTATCACGTAATCATTCCCAATATCACTAATTGGTTTACCTGGTCTTGCCCATTTCGTATTGCACGTTTCAATTTTATTAGTTGTATTATTCCAAGTACCGTCTATGGTATTATCAATACGACTAACTAGATCTTCAATTACAAAACTTATTTCTTTGATCATAACCAAGTAGTATATTGTTTACGTTGTCCGTTAAATAGATCATAATTCCCTACACCCACATAGTCTACGTTTACAACAAGATCAAGATTCCCCTCATCGACACTAATTTGATCTCCGATTTTGTAATCTATACCTTTTGTATCAATGTCAACAGATTGTACTACACCTAATCCGTCACTAACTACATTCAATTTTGCAAGAGATCCACTACCACCAACTACGTCATAAACTCCGCTAGTGATATTTGTTCCAGGTGTTGTCATGGTAATACTTACCAATTGTCCCGTATCGGCTCCCCTGTGCTTGTAAATATATTTTTGAATGTTAGTATAAGACTTCACTGATTCGTTATACCTATTGTACATCATATTGTAAACGGTAGATGCTACTTCACTATTTTCAGATTTTGGATTGACATTACCAAAAGGTGTTTGCTGATTAATCAAGTCTTTTGCATATTCAAAATACACAAATCCTGTAAGCATATCAATAATACCTCTTGACGTTATGATTGTGTGATTCCAGTCTTCATTTATTGCATTATATAGTGCGTCAAAATTAGGACTTTGAGGTAACCCCATATTCAAGTCTGTCATAAATTCGTTATAAAGATCAACTCCTAAAAGACTAACTAAATATTCTTTTTCGTATCTCTCAATATATGCTATCAACTTGTTCATAGTGAACATACCTGTTGACAACTCAAATTTATTAATAAAGTCTTCCGTATCTAAAAACATTTCACTTCTATTTTACTAACGTTGCATAATCCTGTCTCAAGAAAATCATAGCACTTGATCCATTAACTGAAATTTCTCTGCCTTTGAATAAGTTTTTATGCTTACCCGTGCATGTCATTTTGTACATTTTATTTGGATCTAGTGTTTCCTCTTTTTTTGAAACAACTTTTTTAGTCTTTTGGGACTTGTTCTTAAGTTTCTTCTTTTCTGACATATCTATTGATTAAGGTGTTTTTAAAATCAATGCTATATCCGTATCAATATCACCAAAAACAAATGCCTTTTTTTGATTCGTTTTGACGTACTGAACAAGTCTTGCTTCAATTAAGATCGTCACCATATTACGTGTGAAGTCATCTTGATCTAAACCTGTGGTCATAGTCATATTTTCTCTAAATCTTACATTCACTTTTGACATATCTCCAACAAGGTAAGTACCTACTGACATATAAGTAGAAGAAACAATTGTCATTCCTGCAATAGTCAACTCACCAGTTTGTGGTAAATACATTGGGTAAGTATACGTGTTGTCCGTTCCTTTAGTCAACTGCAATTTAGCAATGTCTTCTGGATTCAATACAACGTGTGTTGGTGAGAAGTTTTCTGCTTCAATTTGTGCTTTTACAACTCTCATTAAATCAGATATATTTGCACCTGGAATTGACAAAGCAAATGATCCTGCTCCAAAAGTCGGTAAACCCATACCTAAAGATAATAATCCATTGATTTGTGCTGCACCAGTTCCATTTAATAAAGCAGTTTCAATATCTTCTCGTAACTTATCCATTAGATCAGTATTGATTTCTGAACGAATAAATGAAAGATCGTCAAGCATTTCTTTTGATACTTTAATGTAACCCGCAATCTTCTTAACTTCTTCCGAAATCTCTCTCCAACCAACTTCACGCTCTGATTTTGCTTCTGCTTCAGGAACCCAAGTGTTCTTTGAACTAGCGGTTTGAGTTACATACGTTACAAATTTTGATGTTGTTGTCCCTCTAGATACAACGTCAAGGATTCCTACTCTTTTACGTACTACTCGATCTACTTCAGAATCAAAATCTGTCAAAGCATAATCACCTACATAACTTCCTGTGATCGTAGTATCTTTAACATCTAGATTGATTTGAGTACCTTTCTCTACTGCAGATTTGATCTTGTCAATATTGTCAGAAAATGTTTTGACAATAGTTTGAGCCAAAGATAATTTCTTTGTAGGTACAACTTGTGCCTTTTCTCCGAAACTCTCAAATCTACCCTCAAGTTTAGCAATTGCTTTCTCAATATCCGTACTTTTTTCCTCAAGTCCTTTAAGACTATCAATTTGAGATCCTATCTCACTTTTTGCTGCTTCTAGATCCTCTTTTGTAGAGAACGTGGCAGACTTTTCTTCAAACGAAGTGTTAATCTTCTCGATTACTTCTTCTGGTGTTAATTTAGTTTCACTCACTATTTCTATATTTTTGAGTTATTACTTATGATCGTAAACTTTTTACGACCTTATTCCAATCAAATGATTCAACTACGGGTACATCGGCTAGGTTCGGTGATTGAGTTATACTCGGATCACTTGACGCTAGTGTTGTTAATTGCGTTGTTAAATATTTGAGTTTCATTTCGATTTCATGCAAACGGTCATCTGTACCCTGTCCGCTCACTAAAGATTTTTGTAGTATGTTTATCTCATTAAAGAGTTTCTGTGCGTAATTCGGCTTGTCTTGGCTTTTAATTACGTCTATTACGTTGGTGTATTCGTTTGATCCAAAGGTAACGGCACTACCCTCCCATAGTTTGACTTCTTTGATCTCAAAATATCCACCCGTTGTCATCGTTTTATCTTCAATCCATTTACTTTTTTTGTCTACGTATTGAAAACCTATTGAATGTTCTCTTATAATTCCCTCTTTATAATCTGCCCATGCGTCATCACCTAGAGAAGACGTACCTAATCTTGCTACTGCAAATAATCCTTTGTCATCTTCATCTAAACTCATGAATTTACCTATTGGTTTTTCCCAATCATGATAACGAAGAAATGCGATCTTTCGATTACTTTTAGATCCTACTCCACGTTCTTTAATTGATTTCTTGAAAGCACCTTTTTTTATTACATCATAATCACTGTCCATTACATCAAATGTAGACAAGTATATTGCTACTTCTCTTTTTTCTTCGTCTAGGTCTTTGATTATTTCTGTATTCTTTTGTGAATACTTGTTTATATCACGATCCATATTACTTAATGTTTTCTATGTTTAATATTTTTTTCATCTCTTCGGTACTCAATGGTATACCCAATATTTGTAGTTTCTCAAGTGCTTCTGCGTTGGTTTTCAATACCTGTGCTTCCTTTTCTCGGTCTACTTGCATAATTGCAAGGTGAGAAAAATCTGCTTTTAAGTAAATACCCTCTTTATCAAGTCCCAATTGCTGTCCTATTGAGTCATACATTGCTTGTGTTTCTGGTATTATTGTATCGGTGTAAACCATTTTAATCGACTCTCTTACGTTTGCGTATGTACTTCCCTTTTCACTAGAGAAAATATTGTAATTCAATCCATAAGCATCGATTAAGGCAAGTTTGTCTGCGGTTTGTTCTTCAAACAACATGAGATCCTTTGTCGGATAAGACATCGGTTGCCAATTAACATTACTTTCAGTTATAACTAATTCATCTTTTGATCTCTTATACCAATCCTTTTGGATCTGTTCACGTTCTTCCGGTGTCATGGGTATAGATCCCCCCATATCATTCTGTTGTGCAGAGAGGATACCAATAGCACCTAGATTCTCAAGTAATACGTTACGTTTGTGATATTGTGCTTTGAGATTCGACAACGGCCAGCGTAATGATTGTATTCTGCTATGAGGTTTTACAAGATTCATTCCGTCTTGAGTAGTCAAATAAACCATGTCTTCAACTTCGATCCTTTCAGAATTTTGGTCATCGTACATGAATTTATAGTAATCTATTAACCCACCTGTTTCCATTTGGTTAAGTCTTTTACCACTTAAGAATATCTCGATATGATTACTCGGTAGTGGAACAAATAAGTTTCTAATATCAAATGATCTTTTAGGAGTGTATGCAAATACGTTTGAATATAGTCCGTCTTGTATAGACATCGAGTAAACTACATCAGACCAAGATTGTGTCGGGTTTGGATTGTTTATTAGATCGTTAAACCAATGATTCTCAATGACTTCCCCGTCTTCATTGCATAGGTAAGGTTTATTAGATTTCATCATACTTGCTCTTTTGTCAAGTACAGCACGAAGTTCTGGGATCTCTAGAAACAATTTCCATGCGTCAGAAGTGTCGATCCATACTGCTTCTTTGACTCCCCACATTTGATTAGTAAGGGGAAACATTCTATTGAATTGATCTATGTACCGATCCTCTTGATCGCGGTTACCAAAGAACGACTCCCAAACATTAAATTCCATACAGTTTTTTTGCTAAAGTACGAAACTTTTACAGGTTTTTAAACATCGATTGAGTAAAAATTGATAAACCAGCAAGACAATCGGGTGCGTCATCGTTTTTATTCTTACCCTCTTTGCTAAATCCTATTACGTTATCCATAAACTTCACACAGTCATTCGTCTTCTTTTGTACAAACGTAAATTTGTTCATAATAAAACCTGCATTCATTATGATCCTAGTGATCTTGTTTGTAGTGTTAGCTACTTGTAGTATTCTGGTACTCGTTAGTTTCTGTAGGTGACGAGAATACATTGCACCCATGTTATTCGATTCAACACGACACCATTTAACTTTCCATTGTTCTAATTTGGCTGCTACTAGAGGTAGGGTAATGTCTGTATTGTCTTTACTCATGAGATAGTCGGCAATGTAGATCTTCCCATGTACCCATGTTGCTATGACCATAGCGGTATAATCAACTCCTTGATCTGCTACATCAATGTATGCAAGTGATCCCTCTACTTCATATTGTGACAATAAGTGATCAAAATCTTCTTGATTTACGTACTCGATCTCATTAAACAATCTACCCTCTATGTCTATTGGTTGTTGCATATACTCGGCTAACCATATATGTTCAGTCATTCGACTCCGTATATCCTCATATTGTTCGGTTGTCATAACGTCATTACAAAACGTGTGTCCTTTCTCATCTAATGCTGGTACTATGATCGATTTATCGTATCTAGATTCATGTACGTTCTTCCCTATTACGTCATTCACCGACCAACGTGTCCCTATGTCGATCTTTGAACAATTACGTTCTAGTCTTGAATCATGAGTTGCTTCTTTCCACTGTAGGATCTTGTCGTTTGCGTTCTCATTAATTGCACTCTCGATTCCTACATATAGATCATCGGTTATTGCTAATTTTGTTGCCCCGAATCCAATTATTGTTCCACCAACACCTGCGCCAAAGTAACCCACTTGCTTACTCTCGGTTGTGTTCCAACCTTGTAGGTTTGCTTTATCCTTTGAGATCCTAGTAGTAAATACTTCCTTGAATCTTGAAGATAATACTATTGCTCTTACGTCATAAGAAAACTTCGCATACAATGTAGCCGTACAGGTGTTTCTCATGACTGATTCTTTTGGATTCTTTCCTAGTGTCCATGCACAGAACAAAGATGTAATGTAGGACTTCCCTGCACGCGGAGGCATACTTACGGATAAACTACGGATCTTAAGTTCTTCTATTTCTTGAAAAGCATCGGCTATCTCCTTAAGAAACAGTCGCTTACCAAAGAATTCTGGATCATAGTATTTACAAAACGACCAAAAGTTTCTTCTTGATCCCTCTCTTTTAACGTACTCTAATAGGTATTTACGTTTGTGATTCGCTTGCATCGATTATTGTCAATATTTCGTCCGTAGACAACTCACTTAAATCTGGCTCTTTTTGTGTACTTACCTCATACTCGGTCTTCTCTACATATCCTCTCTCTTTTCCTTTGGTCTTTAGATAGAATATTAACTCGGCAGTCTTACCCTCTTTAATTGCTTTGTAAAGCATTGTCTCGGCGAAGTCGATCATACTCTCTTCTTCATCTTTGATAATGTCTGCAAAGGACTTGTCATACTTACGCCATTCGTAAAACGTATTTCTAGATATACCAACTTTACGACAACACGCACTTACGTTACAAGCCGTACTCTTGAACAACTCGACAAACAACTCTTTTTTTTCTTCCTTTTTTATAGGTGTCATTTTTGTACGTATTTGATCCAAATATACAACTTTTTTGCATGACGTAAAAAAAGGGCAAACAACGTCTACCCTTTGATCGATTTAACAACTACATCTAAAACATAGTTTGTTGGTTATTTTTTGCTTTCCATTCTGCCATGTGTCTTATACTCTTATGGTGAACATTTCTCTTGTCGTATCCGTAGAAACCGTCTTCTTTGATAGTTTTGTTTTGGAGATCCATAAGGTAAGAATTGAATTTATCTTCATAAGGATCCGTCATTTCAACTTTATTTTCAAGTTTAGCACCCTCTTTTATGAAGTAATCAAATGATCGTCCGAGGATCTTGCCTTTTCTTGTATGATTATCTAGAGCAAAATCTGGAATGTCAAAATTGTCATCTGTTACCATTGCATACACTTTAGCATGATCGCAGATCCTAGATTTTGGAGATCTTACAAGCAACATGATAGCATGAATAACAACAACTTCTGATCCGTGAGTATCTCCTAGTTCTAGGATTGTTTTATAGTTATTGTAAAGAGCATTTATTTGTTGTCCGATTTGGGGGTTTGCTAGTCCGATGTCTTCCGAAGCCACACACAACATTCTTTTCCATAAATACTTGGAGTATCCCGATGAGAATAATTCGATTCCAAAGTAAAGGGACTCACGTTCTAATCCTCTTCGTACACATTTTTGAAACGCACTAGAACATTCGTAAAAATCATAATCTTTTCTTGTTAAAATTTGAGGCATAATTTATCTTTTTTTTAATTTAATATAAACTTAATCATTTAATTCATGTTTGAGGTTTCTCAATTCAAAAATTATTGTATCAACTGACAAATCATAAGGGTTACTTTCATTGTTGTTTAAGAATTGATCTAATCCGTAGTTACCGTATGATTTCATTTTACTACTTACATTCCTATAACGAGGTTGATCTAAAATTTCTTGTAACTCTCCTAACGCATTGTTTACTGTATCTTTGATATGTTGGATCATTTCGATATGTTCCATTATCTCTATACTTTCGGTTAATTGTGCGGCTGTTTTTGACATTTTTTTAGTATTAGTGTATAAAGGGAGTCTTTAGAATTGTAACTATTAAACTCGACTAACTCCCTCTATACTGATAAATAATTAATAAATAACTGCGTATTTGTCGCTAAATTCTTCTAACGTTAATTCTTGTTTTTGATCCCAATCTCCACGATTATAATAGAACTTGTCATATTCTGGTTTGATCTCCATTAATTCCATTATTTGAAAAATATTTGATCTATCTTTGGTTGCTCTTTTGTGTCTGCTTTCAAAGTTTTTAGTCATTGAGGCATACAATTTGATAAAAGATTCTAGTAAAGTATTGTCTTTTGCGTATTTCTCTTTTGCTTCTTCTAATTTCTTGTCGGTTTCTTTAATTAAAATCTCATTCACTTGTTGTACCTCATGAAGAAGTTTCCAACGATCCTGTAATTTTTGTACTCCGTTTAGTAGGTTAGCAATGTTTCCGAAATCTGTGGTTAATTGTGCAATGTTTTTCATGTTTTTTTTTTTTGTTATTGTTAAATCTGTTCCAAACTTAAGTCAATTATTTTGATCTGCAAGTGTTTTTCCCAAAAGTTTTTTTGGGTTATTTGGGTT